CGGCGGAAAAGTCAGATGTGGATAACATTCCGCTCTTCGGCTGGAAGGACGACGGCTGGCTTGATATGCCGAATGAGAGCAGCATGGACCCGACCGAGCCGGTGAAGCAGTTTAAGAAGTGGCAGGCCGATGGCTTCCGCATCCGGAAGGTCGGCCATGACCGGAAATTTGCGCGGCCCTACTACACGGCGATGAAAAAGGCGGGCTTCACGGTGGTGGATCAGCCGCAGCTCTATCTCGCGAAAAGCGAGGGCTTCCGCTACATCGAGCACAAGATGAAAATCGGCTGCCTGTACTACTGCGGCGCGGAGCCGTTTGAATACTGCGTCGGAAATATTAGGGCTTGCGAAAAAGTCGATGATGCGGTACAATATGAGAAGATCAACGACACCTCCCGCATCGACGTGTTCGACGCGGCGGTGTTTGGGACGATCCGGATGCTCATCGACACTGAAAAGCGCGCGAATGCGTCGCGCTGGTTTGAGAGCGGCAAACCGAATACCTGACCTGTGGCCATGATGCCCCGTGTCCTTCACTGTAAGGACACGGGGCTTTTCTATTTTCCCGCAAAGGAGCTGATGATGATTTTTGAGAATTTGACGAAGCGCTTCAAGAAACGGTCGGCCTCGATGGTCGGCCTGACGCTCTCCTCGCCCGGTGTGATCTGTCCAAGCGGCTATACCCGCCTTTCGGACGCGCCGGAGGTCGCCGCAGCGGTCTGGCGCATCAGCGACATGATCGCCTCCATGACCATCCACCTGATGGAGAACGCGAAGAACGGCGACGTGCGCGTAAAGGACGAGCTGGCGCGGAAGGTGGACGTCGCGCCGTGGAGCCTCGGTACGCGCCAGACGCTCATCGGCTGGATCGTGAGCACGCTGCTCACCGAGGGCAATGCCTTCGTGCTGCCGGTGACGCGGGACGGCTTGCTCACCGATCTGTGGCCGATGCCGACGGCTTACGCCCAGCGCCGCCCGGACGGCAGCCCCTACGAGATCGTGTGGCAGGGCATGGCCTTCGAGCCGGACGAGGTGCTGCACTTCCGTCTGCGCCCCGATGCGCGCTATCCCTGGCAGGGCGTGGGGACGCGCGTGCAGCTCGGCGACATTGTGGACAGCATCGCCCAGACGGCGGCGACGAAGAAGGCGTACATGAGCAGCGAGTACAAGCCGCCGTTGGTGATCGCCGTTAATTCGGACAGCGATTTGAGCGATCCGGATAAGCGCGATGCGTTCACGCAGAGCTTCCTCACGCGGAAGGACCCGAGCGCTCCGCTCATCATCCCTGCGGATCTGATGAACGTGGTACAGGCAAAGCCGCTGAGCCTGACCGACCTTGCCGTCCGCGACGGCGTGGAGCTGGACAAGCGGAACGTCGCCGCCATCTTCGGCGTGCCTGGCTTCATGGTGGGCGTGGGCGATTACGACAAGGACGAGTACAACACCTTCGTCTCCTCCGTCCTGCTGCCTCTGGCGCAGGTCATTGAGCAGGAACTGACGAAGAAGCTGCTGGTGAGCAGCAAGCGCTATTTCAAGTTCAACGCCCGCTCGCTCTACGCCTACGACCTCAAGGAACTCAGCGAGATCGGCAGCGATCTCTATATCCGCGGGCTGATGACCGGCAACGAGGTGCGCAACTGGATGTCACTGCCGCCGAAGGACGGGCTTGACGTGCTGGTGATCCTCGAAAACTTTATTCCTGCCGACCGCATCGGCGACCAGAAAAAACTGAAGGAGGGCAAGAAGAATGCCGAAGAATGATATCGACAGCACCGCGCGCTCGCTGCGGCAGGTGCGCAGCATCGGCGCGCAGTTCCAGACACGCGCGGCAAAGGACGGCGAGGGACCCGTGATCGAGGGCTACTTCTCCGTATTCAACTCGGACTATCCCCTATGGCCCGGCGCGACGGAACAGGTCGCCCCCGGCGCGTTCGCGAAGTCTCTCGCAGGCGACTACGGGGAGTGCGACGTGCGCGCGCTCGCCAACCACGACACCACGCTGGTGCTCGGACGCACCACAGCCGGCACGCTCACGCTGCGCGAGGACGCGCACGGCCTTTACGGAACGATCCAAATCAACGAGCAGGACACCGACGCCATGAACCTCTACGCCCGCGTCCAGCGGGGTGACGTCAGCCAGTGCTCGTTCGGTTTTGATATCAAGAGCGAGGAATTTGTTGAAAACCCGGACGGCAGCGTCCGGTGGATCATCAAGGACGTCGTTCTCTACGAGGTCAGCGTATGCACCTTCCCCGCTTATGCGGAGACGTCCGTAGAAGCCAGGAAGAACGACCTTGACACCATCCGCAGGCGCGAGGGCGAGCTGTGGAAAACGAAAATGAAAGAGAGGATCAACAAATGTCGAAGCTGAGAACCATCCTGCTGGCTAAGCAGATCCGCGACAAGGAGGCAGAGCTGGAAGCTCTGCGTGCGCGAGATGCGGAGTTTCAGACGCGCGAAGCCGATCTTGCCGAGGCCATTGAGTCCGCCGAGACCGACGAGGAGCGCAGCGCCGTGGAGGAATCCGTGACTGCACTCGAGACCGAGCAGAACGAGGCGAGCGAGCAGCGCGGCCGCCTGGAGGGCGAGCTCGCCGAGCTGCGCACCCAGCTCACCGAGGCCGAGGCCGCGCAGGCCGAGGCGATGAACAATAACAACCGTGAGGAGCGCAGCGCCGCTCCCGCAGGCGCGAGCCGCCAGAGAGGAGAGAACCATATGAACCACATGGAACTGCGTGACGCCGAGGCCTTCCAGAAGTCCGGCCGCCACACCTACACCGACATCCGCAGCCTGCTGCGCGCCGCCGTGACGACCGGCTCCGACGGCGTGGTCGGCCCCACCGGCGTCGGCGGTATCAACGACGCCATCGGCGGCGTGTCCGCGCTGGTCGATATGCTCAAGGTCACCGACTGCACCGGCATGACCGGCTACAAGGTCGCGCTGATGACCGGCGACGCAGCGGACGCTGCCGCCATCACCGAGGGCAGCGCCCCCACCGAGAGCGAGCCGACCTTCGACTCCGTCACCCTCACGCCGACCAACTACGGCACGGTCGGCTACGTCTCCAAGGAGATCCGCAAGCAGAGTCCCCTCAACTACGAGGAGAAGGTCCGCGAGAGCGCTCGCCGCGCCCTGCGCCGCAAGCTGAATGCAGTCGCCGCCAACGCCATCCTCGCGAGCACCCTCAACACCGCGCACGCGCTGGAGGCAGACAAGAGCGCGACCAAGGGCAGCGTGCTCTTTGACGAGAAGCTGCTGAGCAACATCATCCTTGCCTACGGCGGCGATGAGGGCGTGGAAGGCTCCGCCTGCCTGTACCTCAACAAGGCCGACCTGCTCGCCTTCGCTGCCATCCGCGGCAAAAACGAGTATCTGCCGGTCTACTCCATCACCCCCGATGCGGCGAATCCTTCGACCGGCATCATCAAGGACAATAACGGCCTCTCCTGCCGCTACTGCCTGAGCAAGGATCTGACCGCGCTGTCCACCGCGACGCTCACCACCACCGCCACCAAGCACATGTTCTACGGCAATCCCCAGTGTGCCGAGCTGGCGCTGTGGGGCGGCTTCGAGGTCGAGGTCAACGAGGGCTACAAGTTCGCCGAGGGCCTGCTCACCGTCCGCGGTGAGGTCACGGCCGACGTGGACGTGACCGTAAAGAACGGCTTCGTGGTCGTGACCGCGAAGAAGGCCGCCGCCTGAGCATAACACACGCGCTTTCCGTGCCCGAATCGGGCACGGAAATGCGCGCGGAAAGGAGCAACGTATGACCCATGAATACGCTCTCGCGCTGCTGAAGGCTGATCTCGGCTTTTACACGGTCTCCGGCCCGGTATCGGACCTGCTGGAAAGCAAGCTCAAGGCTGCGGAGAAAGCTATTGCGAAAATGGGCATCACGATCGACATGGAAGACGGGGACGATCTTAACCTGCTCGTGATGCACGCCGCGTGGCTCTACCGCAAGCGCGCCGGCAGAGATCCCATGCCGCCGATGCTCCGTCAGGCGATCAATGACCACAAGGTGGACCACAAGGTGACGCCGAAGGCGGTGGACGCATGACCTACGACCACTTCCTGACTGTCTACGACCTCAAGGACGGCACACAGCGCGGCGGAAAGCTGACCGAGAACTCCGGACACCTCTACGCGGAGCTGGAGGTCTACCACAGGCGTTACTGGGAGAGCGTGCAGGCCGGCAGCCGCATCGACCGCATGGTGCGCGTGCCGTTCGGCGAGGCGCTCACGGCGACGCAGTATGCCATCCCGGAGGACGGGCACGTCTACCGCATCGAGCAGGCGCAGCACGGGCTGGACGAGGACGGTCTCGCCGTGACGACGCTGAGCCTGCGGAGAATGGAGGGAAGCTATGACATACTCCGAGCTGAAGACGGCACTTGAGGCGGCCTGCGATGCCGTCTATGAGTGGGAGGCACCGGCGGGCGCGAAGCGCTTCGTCGTGCTCAGTCCCTACGGCACGGTCGGCGTGATCGCGGACAACGCCGTGCAGCTGGAGGTGCAGCGCGTGCAGATGGACATCTGCTGGCAGACCGACGGCGACACGCTGCTCGCGGACGTCAAGGCGGCGCTTACGGCAGGCGACACGCCGTACAGCGTGGAGGACGTCAGCTACGACCCGGACTACGCCGCCATGCGCGCGATCGTGCAGCTGGAGGTGTTGTGATGGCGACATTCTCCGTGGACGGCCTTGGCGATTTTATGCTTTCCATGCAGCAGGTTGCCGAGCTGCCCGGCGAGGTCATCGACGAGATCCTCGAGGCCGGCAGCGAGGTCGTGATCAAGGCGCAGAAGGATGAGCTGCTTACGCTCGGTTTGTATGACAACGAGAGCAGCGGCCCGCATCTGGTGGACAGCATCAAGCTCCATAAAAAACTCCACGCAGCGTCCGCCGGTGGCCCGAGCCGCTATGTCCTGATCTATCCCACCGGCAAGCACGGCCAATATAACCGCAGGCTAAGAACCAAGGCGTACAAGAACTCCAAGCACGGTCGGACCTACACCGTCGGCGGCGACCAGAAGGCCACCTCCAGCAGCGAGGTCGGTTTTATCCATGAATACGGCGCGCCGCGGCGCAACATTCCGGCAAAGCGCTGGATGCAGAACGCCAACGAGAAGAGCGCGGCGGCGACCACGGCGGCGCAGGCCGCTGTTTACAACAAATTCCTCGAATCCAAAAACCTGTAAAGGAGGGCACACAATATGCCTCAGTACGGAGCGAAAAATCTCCAGTGGGCGCCGTTCGCGGCGTCAAATCCCGAGCCGGAGGACGCGCTGCCCAACTACGGCACGCCGATGAAGCTCGGCGACCTCATGAGCGTTGGCGAAACGCTCAACTTCTCCGAGGTCGAAGCGCGCGCGGACGACGTGCGCAAGATCTACCTGCGCGAGTTTGTCGACGGCTCGCTCGCCGTCGGCGTGCTGGAGTTGCCCAACGAGACCGCCTCGGCCGTCACCGGCGCGCAGATCGACAGCACCGAGGGCGCGAAGGACATCCATTTCTCCAGCAACGACACCGCGCCCTACGGCTGCCTCGGCTTTTATACGACCAACATCAAGGCAGACGGCTCGAAGTATTACAAGGGCATCTTCTACCCCAAGGTCAAGGCCAGCATGGACGGGCGCACCTACAACACCAAGCAGAAGACCATCGTGCTCGACAGCCCCAAACTGACGCTCTCGGTGGACGCCTGCAACACCGGCGACTACCGCATCGAGAGCGACGAGCTCACGACCGAGAGCGCCGCGAAGACGTGGGTCAACGGCAAGGTCAAGGCTGCGGCCGGCGGCTAAGGAATCCGAAAAGGCGCAGCACCCCGCTGCGCCTTTTCTCAAATCGGAGGCAAATATGAAAGTACACGAAGTTGATCTCTGCGGACAGCACCTCTACTTGCTCCTCAACGGGCAGGCGCTGTTCGATCTCTACGATAAATTCGGCACCAAGGGCTTTATCACCGATCCCATCAAAGGCAGCGGCAAGAAGAGCTTCGAGGCGGTGTGCTATTACCTATTCAAGCTCTCTGAGCAGGGCGAGCTCTATCGGCGCTGGCAGGGCCAGACGCACGGCCCCATCCTTACCGAGCAGTTTTTCCGCGTCCACCTTGCCCCGCGCGAGGTCGCCGCGGCGAAGGACGCCATCCTCACCGCCATCGTCCTCGGCTTCCGGCGCGAGGAGAAAGAGGCGGGCGACCTTGATCTCGGCCTTGTGGAGCTTCAAAAAAAAACGGGATCTCCGTGACGCGCGCGCATTGGATGCAGCTGCTCACGCAGTTTTTGCGGCTGGATCTGTGCGAGGGCCTGCTGCTCACGCCGGGGCAGGTCATGGACCTGCAGGAGCTTGAGGAGCGGCGGCGCGGACTGAAAAGAGAGGAGGGGTGAGCGGTGGCAGTACGCCAGATCACCACACGGCTTGCCATCGATGGCGAGCAGGAATACAAAAAGCAGCTTGCGGCGGTCAACCGCGAGCTGGGCAACCTCGGCGCGGAGATGAAACTCGTCGACGCGCAGTTCAAGGGGCAGGCGAACAGCTCCGAGGCGCTGCGCGCCAAGCACGACCTGCTCAAGCAGTCTATTGAGCAGCAGGTCGGCAAGGTCGAATCGCTCAAAGAGGCGCTCGAGGAAGCAAAGCAGGCCTACACCGAAAATGACGCCCGCACCGACAGCTACCGCAGGCAGCTCTTAAGCGCGGAGACCGCGCTCGCCAAGCTCAACAGCGAGCTGGTCGAAAACGAAAAGTATTTGGACGAGGCCGAACAGAGCGCCGACGGCTGCGCGAAGAGCATCGACGGCTACGGCAAGGAGGTCAAGAAGGCCGCAGACGAGACGAACGGAGCCACGGACGGCCTGAGTGAGTTTAGCGACACCCTTGCCGGCCTTAAGGACTCGGTAGCGGCCGGTGACATCGGCGGGATCGTCTCGTCGCTTGGCGCGATGAAGGGCCTGCTGGTCGGCGGGGCCATTGTCAGCGGACTGAAAGAGGTCGCGGAGAAGATATGGGATGTGGCGAAGGCAGGCGCGGCATATGCGGACGATATCCTCACCATGTCGACGGTCACCGGCCTTTCAACCGATGCGCTGCAGGAGTATCGATATATGGCCGACCTTGTGGACGTCTCAGTCGAGACAATTACCGGCTCGATTACCAAGCTCACACGCAACATGCTGCAAGCCAAGGACGGCACGGGCGAGCAGGCGGAGGCTTTCGCCGCGCTCGGCATTCAGATCACCAATGCCGACGGCTCGCTGCGCGATGCGCAGGAGGTATGGGACGAGGTCATTACAGCTCTCGGTCAGATGAGCAACGAGACAGAGCGTGACGCCTACGCGATGGTGCTGATGGGCAAGAGTGCACAGGATCT